ATGACTATGACAACATCAAAAGGTATTGCACACATCTCGTTAGGCATCAAATGGAACAGGATGTATTTGTTGCTTCGATGTTAGGAAGGTTAGTAGAATTGGAAGCTAATCTTGTTGTAAAAGAAATCAGAGCAAAAAAACCAAGAAATCCTATAAAGAAATTTTTTCATATTCCTTAATTTCATCTTCAGTAAAATCTCTAACTAATAATTTATCTATTTTTTCTACTTCATAATTAAATTTAAGAATTGCAGTTCGTATATGTTCTGTAACCCATTCTCCATCTTTAAAAACAACTTGTGCTTTACCATTTTCTTTGATAAATACATAATGATCTTGCCCTTTTAATTGAACATCCAATAGATTTTTTTCTAAATTTTTACGTCTAATCTCTTTTAATTTACGTAATTTTATAACAGAGTTTTTTTGTGAGTTTTTCATTTGTAATAAAGATCATGAACACGTTGAAGTGGGATTGCTGCCACAGCCGGAACAATACTATTGCCTAAAGACTTAGTTCTGTCCACCCGATAGGATAACCCATAACTTCCTCTAGGAAGTATGGGCTTACTGACATATGATCTCCAATTTGGGTCAAGACGTCCGGTATATTTCGCTGACCATATTCCTGATTCCATTTTACTGAGGATCTTCCTTTGTAATCCCTCGCTGTTGGAGTTGGCAAGAGTTGCGACACACCACCATCTTGAACGTCTGTGGGATGCTCCCAATGAACTTGCAGATATAATTGACCATTCTGCATCGTACCCTGCTTGGCAAAGCTCTCCGAGAACAATGTCCAATCCGTTATTAAGGATCGCTGCCACGTTTTCCAAGACAACGAATCTTGGTCGTACCAAGCATATGACTCGCATGAGTTGGTAAAAAAGACCTGATCTGGATTGTTCAGTAATTCCTTCTCTTCTACCGGCCACGGAAATGTCTTGACAGGGGAAACCTCCTGTAATGACATCATATTGTCCAGGGATAGCTGTGAAGGTTTTGATGTCGTCATGACAGGGAACTGTAGGAAAATGCTTTTTTAAAATTTTTTGACAGAAAGGATCAATTTCTATAAATTGATTGGTTTTAAAACCTCCAACTAATTTATTTGCAGCATAAGAGAAACCCCCGATACCCGCAAAGGTATCGAGCATTGTTAAAGGTTTCACTTAAAACAAACCTTGCGTATCTGGAGCAGATTCTATTTTTTGTGGATTTATGTTGCCAAATACTCCATATTCACCATCTATAGCTTTGGCGTTCAGATAAATAACTTTTGTTGTAACATTTTCTTTTTTTGTAAAGTCGTAAACTTTTCCATCTGAACTTTTTGTATTAACTAAATTTTGAAGGTGTTCCATTAAATGCGTAACAGATTCAACTGGTATACACATAGTTAATTGATTACCAAATTTTCCTTCGTTAATATTCCATTTGATAGGTAAAGGTAAAGCCGGATTGAATTGAGAGTTAGTCATTGAAATAATTTTGTAAAAGTTTTTTTAAAAATTGATTAGGAGAAAGATTGTTTTCTTTGCAATAAGCTCTTATTTGAGCAGCTAAATCGTCATCAGTACGAACAGTAAAGATGTTCCTGTTGTAATCTTTATGGCGATCTAGCTTGCGTTCTTGAAGTTGATCTAGAACTTGTCTTCCTGCAAATTCTGCTTCGTCTGTTGTCATAGGGATGAATCAATTTCATTAATGGCGATAGTAAGAAACTGTCCCTGTTCAGCAGTTCTTATATCTGTAGGGCCAATCTTTTCAGCCTTAATATTGAACTGTTTTTTAAATTTATTGATGACAGAATCTTTTTTATCAGGGAACTGTTCAGATAAGTTTTTCATTTTAGAAACAACAGCAGATAAGGCATCTTTAGTTATAGGAGTACCATAGTTCTTATCTTTAATTGATTCAACAGCTTCAAGTTGTTGTTTAGGTTTTGTAGGAGTTCTTGCAATACCTTTTTTAGGTGCTGGTGTAACTTGCTTTGCTTCATCAATTTCAATCTGTGCCCATAATTCATAAGCTAAACCAAAAGCAAAACAAGCACAGGCACAAAGACATCTACGATGTGAGTTTTGAAAATTGACACATGAAACCCTATCAAGTGTTATAGGTCTGTTTGCATTGTCGGTAATAGCAAAAGGGAAAAGAGTAGTCTTAAGACCTGTATCTATGTGTTGAAAATATCCCATAAGGAAACCTGAACCATCGGGAGCTTTGAAAACATATGAAGATAATTCATTTTCAGAAGAAGATTGATCTAGACAGAATTGCCAACCCGGAGCGTGTTCTCGAAGAATCTGTGCAGTTTTAGCCCAGGCGACATAATCAAACTTCATCTTTTTATAGATATCAGTAGTTTTGATTACCCCAGCTAGATTGGGCAGAGTTGTGGTCATGTTTAATTAGTAATTAGTATACTAATAGTATACTAATCGTTAATAGAGGATATTGCAATGTATGCTCCAGGCAATTCATCTTTATTTATATATCGTTTTTTTGTATGAAGTTCAACAGCTAAACAGTCATCTTCTATAACACTTCCTCCCGCACTAACAGACAATCCATCTAAAGTGGATCTTGCAAGCTTATCAATATCTCCATTACCTCTACTTGTGCAATATTTAGGTGCTGAAGGTTTTAATACGTCTTTATTTTTACCAGTTCCAAAATGTGATTTAGGTCTAGGAAAAACAAATTCTATATCTACTTTTACAGGTAAATTCAATGCCCCACTTGAATAACAGTTTAATGCAGCTTCCTTTACATCAGTTCTCCAGGGTTTTACTTTTTTAGAGGCTTCGATCATTGCACCATATCTTGTTAAGGTTTTAGATCCTTGAGGAGCAGGAATTCCTACTACTCTTATTGTTATTTCATTCATCATCTAACCTTCAAGTTCTCTAATACGTTTATCTAGATTTTCAAATCTTACAACATATTCCTTATCAGTTATTTCTTGTTGAAACCATAAGTCTGCAAGGTTTCCCATTTCATTATTTAATTTTGCAATTAAATATTTTTTTCTTCTGGTAAGTTCTGAATAAAGACATTTCATTTTTTACGACTCCATTTTCTTTTAATTTTATTGTTTATCTGTTCTTTTTTCATTATTGATATTTTAAAAAAAAGAATATCAAGTTCATCTACCAGCCCATCAAACTCTGCCTGTTCTGATAGTTCTAATGATCTTTGAAAGTTAACAATAGAAGCTCTTATAAGTTTTAGGTCATGCCCTGAGACATCAAGTATATATCTCATCTTTCACTCCTTTTTTCTAATTGTTTTTTTAACTTTTTATATTCTTTTTCAAATTTTTTCTGAGATATTCTTTCTACAATCATTGCACTCCCATTTGAATAGTTAGGTTTTTGTTTTTTTAAACGAACTGGATACTTAACTTCCATATTGCCATAGAAAATATATATCATTTTTTACTCCAATGTTTGATTAGTAGTTTTAACTCTTCGATACGTTTACGAGCAGCTTCAATCTTTTGTTCTGTTGTCACTAAAAAACCTCTTGTTTAGCTTCAAACTTTTCCCATGCTTCCTGCCATGCATCTTTACATCTCTGCACAGGTTGATCTTCATTTAACATACATTTTCCCTTATATGCCCAGATCGTATTGCACAGATCAGGTTCTAGATCACAATTTAGTTTCAACATTTCGATATAGCAACCTAATTGTTTATCTGTTCTATAAGGTTCTCGCCAACCTGTCCTTTTCTTGAAATCATTTTTTATTGCAGATACACCTTTAGTTTTTAAATCAATAAGTCTAACTTTTTTAGCTTTAGTGTCATAACCTATAAGATCCAGCTGACCTCCTAAATCCTTTTCAGGATTACTCATCATATACTCAATACCCATAGGTTCAAAATGTGTGAACAGTTCCAGCTCAAACAATGGGATAGCCCATTCTTTATACTCACCCATATCAATATCATCACTACCTAACATCTTCTGTTCTAAACAACTATGAACTGTTTCTCCTCTTGGTTGCCAAATATCTTTAGTGCGTTCGATATTAAGCTTTGCTTCTTCTGTAAGTTCACTACATACAGCAGTAGTTGACCATTTCAACCACTTATCAGATTTCTCACAATAATATTTATGTGTTTCTTCATCTCTAAAAATAGGAAGTTTAGGAAGTTTTTGAATAGTGTTCATGTTTAATTAAAAATAAGTTGGTAAGTCTTTAGGATCAGTAAGTTCTACTTTCTCCTCTACAGGTTTTGGTTCTTCAACCCTAGCAAGGTTTTCATGTTTGATACCTTGATAACCACGAACATACATAGGATGTCCATTACAGGTATTAACAACTTCCTGCCATTGAGGTGATGGGTTATCTAAATCTTCAAGAGTCCAGTAACCTTTTTTAATTCCGTCTTTAAGAATTTTAGATACTGCCACCTGGTCAAATGCTCTCTGCATTAATTTTCTCCATTCATAGCTTTGTTTAAACCTAGCTCTTTTAAGGTTGGAGGTAAATCGGAATCACTAGCCCTAAATACTTTTTGATTTGGATGATTTTTAGGTTCTTCTGGTTTGTAACCCTTCTTAAGTTCGTAAATGTTCTTCCAGCCACCTGTTATTGCGTTCTCAAGAGCTTTTTTTCTGTCCTGTGATGGAAATGACCTGAGAGTGTCAAAGATGCGGTTAGCGACCTTTGTAGAGTTGATTGCACCTTTTTTCTTTCTTATAGGCCACCATTCAATCAATAAATCAGAATATTGTTTTAAATCATTAGGTATTAAATCAGCAGTAATCGTGTAAAAGCTAAAAGGATCATTCACAGTTGTGACTGTCTGTTTAGCTTTCTTTTTTTTAATTCTCATTTCTTTTCTAAGAATTGTTCGGATGTACTGAGATTTTTTAAGTTCTTCGCCTTTATTCTTTTCCAGAAAGTCATTCAACTCAGGATCAAGATAAACAGCTACTTTGATTTTATCGGACATTGGATACTTAGTGTATGTTTTAGACACTAAAGGTATATATTTTATTTGTCAAGTATCGATTTAGAAAATTCTTCTCTATATCCTATAAGTTATATATAATTAATAATATATATATAATATATATAATATATAATTCATATAATAAATATTTACTTACTTAATTATATTCTTTTTCTTTTGGTTCTTTTCTTTTTCTTTGAGCATTAAATATTGATATATCGATATGTCATATATATTTACATTTATATCACCAATCTGTTATATACTTAGGACAGTTGCTGCTCCTTTGAAAGAATTTACTATTGATGACTCTAAATAGTTTCTGGATTCGACCCCAGGCTTTCAATCAAAGATGTAAAGAGTTCCCACCGAGGATGTTTGAAAGAGTCAACGCTATTTCATGGCGTAATTATGTCATTCATAAGCAATTAGTTACTTAACACGGGTAACGACCCACAAAAATAGACTATCGAGTTTACACTTGATAGTCTTTTTATATTATGATATATATATCTTATATCAATTTATATTCATGCCAAGAACAAAAAACGAGTACATCAGGTATATGTGTCAATTCACTCCTGATCAATATGAAGGTTTAAAAGAAAGAAGTAATGAAGGCATTCCTATGGCATATCATGTAAGAATGGCTGTTAAGGAATACCTGGCTAAGAAAAATTAAGTAAATCAATATCACTTGGTTCATAATCTTTATAAGGTGATGGATAATCACTATCAATTGATTCAAACCACTCATCGATAATACTTTTATCATTTATCAAGCTATAACCTTCATCTGATTCTTTACATATTTCTATGTAATATTCACAGAAGTCATCAATAAATTCTGGTAACAGATTAAATTCTGAAGCTATTTCTTTAGCTTTATCAATGCAATGTTCATTGAATTGATCAGAAATATATAACTCATCATTTTGACTCATAATCTGATCTGGTAATGGGTTGTCAATCATTTTCAATGTCCTTTTTTAATGAATTTTCAAGGTTTATTGCCTTTAAATAAATATTCATGCTTTCTAAATCTTCATTACATAATTGATCTACTATTTCATCTATTGTGTGAGTTACCACCTCATTTACTGGGTGATCTTCATCTGGATGCATTTGCTGTATCTTCTGTAAAAACAAAATAATGTTGGCTAGCATATTGAATGAGAATTTAAAATTAAATTCTTTTTTTTCAAGTTCTTCAAAGTTCATAGTTTTCGTTAGCGAATTTTCGTGTATGTTATTTTTTAATAAAATATTTGAGTCTATCTTCATATTTTTCAATATTAGCTAGTATTTCGGTATCTTCATTCTCTTCATAATCATCACAATACCTATCGTATTGCTCCATATTACGATTAAACATTCTTTCTAAAAGATCTTGTTTAACTTGATATTCAGATACTATTTCAAGCCTTCGATCTTCTTCCCAGCTGACTATATCAGGATCATTGATAACCTCATCATACCAACCATAAAAAGTTGATTTATGAACATCATCAAATTCTCTCATACATCTTTTAACTACTTGATTCCTATTGAGTTTTTTAACTCTAATAAGTTCTTTCATTCTTTCCCTACAGGATTCTTTATTAGGATTTTCTTTTACCATTTAAGCAATCCTATATATTTTAGTATCTTGGTCTTCTTTTAATTTTTTAATTCTATCTATGTTATCCCAATGGATTTGAACTGCTTTATCATGTTCAATTTTAATCCATTTTTGCTTTTTAGTATCTTCTTTCATTTGTTTCCTCCTTCTTCATCAACTTCTTCAAATGTTGGTTCTCTCCAAAAACCTAATGACCTGGTACTCATCATATCTTCATATTCAAGATCGCATTTAATACCAAACAATTCAGAATTTTCTACTCTCTTATCTTCAAAATACTGCTCTATTCTTTCAACATTAGTTTTGTATTCGTTTTCTGCTGTCCAACAATCAAAAACAGCAAGTTCAGCATCTTCCTTGGATTCAGCAATAACTTCAAAAGTTTCAATCATTATGTTGTGAGTAGTGATTTTATAGAGTTTTTCCTCTCTTGGGTTGCTTTCATTCATAATTAAATGATATAAGGTTATGTATTTATGATATCATATAATTAGTATACTAACCAAACATTCATGAGCTTAATCAAGAAATTCGTACTCGATCACGAAATTACTTCTAATGAAGAATTTAAACAGCACCTAACCAGGCTAAATAAATCTAAATTAAATAATAAAAATTTAGATATCCTGGTTAACTTACTTTTAATTAATTATTTAAAATTTAAGCAATAGCCAGTTTTTTATTACGTTTAATAAGTTTTAAAGCTTCCCCAGCTTCACTTCCTTTTTCTTGCATACCATGTAAAAGAAGTGCAAAAGGTTTATTTTCAAAACATAAACTATCATCTTTATCTATTTTTAAATTAAGTTTCTTTGCTTCGTCTTCACTAAATACAACTTTTGAATACTTAGTAAAATAACCTTGATCGATCAAGTGATCAAATTTTGATCCATAACTGGCTACCATATAAAAATTATCTGGTAGAAATACTTTCATAAATAAATCTAAACTCTTACTATAACAATAAAACTTTATATCTTTATTTAATCTGGCTACGTTTAACCATGCCTTTAAATAAATAATATTAAAGAAATCTCCTGACTCATGTATTCTAAATTTATTAATATTCTTTTTCTTAGCTTGTAAACTATCGTTTAATAAATTAGTTAACCCGTTAATATCTTTTTTAATGACATAACTGTTAATTAAATCAAAATTATATTTCCTTGATTTAAAAACATTCGGGTATCTTAATTCTTCACTAGCAGCAAAGCAAGTAAAGATAGTTTCATTACCTCTGTTTAATACTCTCTTATCATCTTTTAAAGTTACCCAGGCCTTACAACTATTAGAACCTGGGCAAGTTATACCAGCTGATAAAGATAATATCAAAGTATCTTTCGATAACTTCGCATTACCCTTACTTAATTTAAGTAAGTTCATTTTTTTAATTAAATAAGTTTGAATTTAAATAAGAAGTTTTTACACTTCTAATATTTATTATAATATATATTTGATATATTTAAATATCATTTATTTTATTTTCTTACAAACATCTTTTAAATAATCCATATATTCCTTTTGAGCTTCAAAAGCATAATATGCTATCAATATTTCATGATCGCTTAATTCGTCTTTAGCTCTCTTTAATGCATCTTTAACTATTTCCAGGTCTTTAGCATTATTAACCGCACTAAGTGCTAGTAATCCATGTATTAAATGAATTACTTTTTTATTTGTTTTAATCATTGTTTTTAATTAAATAAAATAAGTGTTTACGGCCTTTAACCTTAAACGCCTTTAACGGCCTTTAAGTTTTTGCCTTTAAGTTTTTGCCTTTAATAGACATTTAATAAAATCCAGGTTTTATATAGTTTTTTAAAAAACTACATAGAAACCAGATTATTTGAAACTAAAATAAAATAGTTTCATAAAAGAATATAACAAGTATCCCTTTAAGAAAATATTATTATTTTTTTATTTTTCTATCTCTTTTATTTTTTCAATAACTTCTTCTACACTTTCACATATAATTAATTCTTCACAACTAGCCATAATATTTTTTCTTATAACATATGTTGAAAAATCTTCTTTATCTTCATCATGTATTTTTGAGTTAGGTAGAAAAACTGTCATACAATCTTCTTCGCTAGTATTTAGAGAAATACTTGCTACAAGATCATTTCCATAACATGAGTCATACCATTCTTTATCTAAACTATCTAATAGTTTTTTCATTAATGGTTTATATAATTTTGGATTATGGTGTTTATACATTTTCTTTCTCCCTAGTCGTTACTTCATCCCAACAAAAACCAAATCCAAAACAATATAAATCTATTCCCATAAATTGCTTACTCGGTGTTAAATCCCAATTTAACCAACTTTCTCTAGACTCTATACATTCTTGGTTTTGATAATAATTTAATACTTCTTTGGCAACTTCCAAAGTAAAATATGGATTCTTCCAACCATTCCAAGTCGAATCATCCGAAAATCCTTCAAATATTGGATCTTCATTTATTTGAAATTTTGTTAGTTTCATTGTTTTAATTAAAATAAATTGTTCTTTTTATAAAGGTTACTTGTTATTACATATCCATATAAATCTTTTAAATTCTTTTCAATCTCTTTTTCATCCTTGCCTATATAATCATATTCTTTATCTCCTAAATAAGAATGTAAAAAATAACTATCTCCATTCTCTAGAATTTCATGCCAACTACCAAACGTAAAAACTCTCACATATTTTGTAGAAAAATCTCCATAAATTGTAAAATGTTTACTTCCATTTGATATGCAATCTATTGGAACTTCCATTGATTCCAATAAATCATAATTCTCTTTTATAAATGGAACATCATAATAATGACTTCTCCATTCTTCAAAACTAATCTTTTTCATTTGTTTAATTAAATAAAGTTTGATAATAAAACTATTTATAAAAAATAGTTTTTTAAAACTATCTATAATTAGATAGCTTTAAGAAAATATTTTTATAGTAAATAATCTCTGTCAATTGAATCTTTTAATTCTTCTAATTGTGATTGTGGTAAAAATTGAATAATTGATTTAATGATTTGATCACTATTAAATTTTGTTTTTAATAAATCAATATCATTTAAAATTTTAATTCTTAATTCTTGAGTAGTCATAATTTTTTAAAATAGTTTTGTATCTTGTAAATAAATTATTTTATTCTTAATTTCTATTTCTTCTTTTAATTGTTTTATTAAAAGATCTTTTTCATTAATTAATTCTTCTTGATCTTTTATTTTGCTATGTAAAATATTTATCATAATTAATTTTTTACCTCAAGATAATAGCAAGCTTTTTCTATGCCATTTTCACAATGCAATTTCTGTGATTTCAATAAACTATCCGATACCGAAAAATATACAAATAATCCGAATATTGAATATAAACCAAAGTATAAAAATAAGTTTTTGATCATGGGTTAATTAAATAAATTTAGTGTGTTTAGCTTTAGTGAGCTTGTAAGGCTTGTAAAACTTGAATGACTAGAAATACCAAGGATAGATAATTAGAGTCGTTTAAAGGGATTTAAATACTAGTAAATATTTATATCCTTACATTAAATTATATCATCTTATATCAAATATTGCTATGGATATTTAAAATATTTTTATTATTTTTTTTGCTAGGGGTAGGGTTAGAAAATTTTTTTCAGGTAACCGGGACGTGGGTAACTTAAATATATATTGATTAACTTTTTGGTTCTATGCGGATAGCAAGTTCTGGAGCTTGAATATTAACTGTTTCAACGGATTCACCTACAACTTTGCCGAGGGAGTCTAGGATTTGTGCGGCTGTTTGAAGCTGTCCTTTGGAGATTGCTTTGTTGAAAAGACGCATACGCATAGCTTGGAGTCTAGGAATCATTTTATCTCTTTCTTTAAGCCAATCTTCGTCATTCCACTCTTTAACTTTTTTCCAATCAGCCCAACCTGTTACTAGGGAGACACCTTCTTTTTGAGAATGCTCTATTACAAGTTGGCGAGTTGTTTTACCTTCAAGTTGTTTTGAGTAAAGACGTTGACAACGAGCTTCTATGACTGCTCTTGAATTAGTCCCTTTATATTTTTGTTCTCTGGGTTTACGTTGAGGAGCTGGGAGATCGTTATTAAAGTTATTTATGAAAGAAGAAGCCACAGACTTACTTGCGAGGTGTATTTAATGAAATGATAACCTGAAAAAGGTAAATTGAGCTATAAATGAGGGGTATAAGTTGAATTATTTGTTATTTTTATGAATATGGCAGTAAAAAATGCAAATGATATAAGTTTAAGGTATGCACAGGGGGAGGTATTTAATTGTGATAAAAGATTTCGGGTGTTGGTTGCAGGAAGAAGGTTTGGTAAGAGTTATTTATCCTGTATCGAACTGCTTAGGGGAGCAATCAATCGACCTGGTGAAGTATATTTCTATTGTGCTCCTACTTATAGGATGGCAAAGGATATTGCGTGGAAGGAACTGAAGAAATTAGTACCAAAAGTATGGGTAAAAGCTAAGAATGAGACTGATCTGAGGTTGGATTTGATCAATGGGTCAAGTATTGAGTTGAAAGGTACTGAAAATGCAATGGCGTTAAGGGGAAGAAGTTTAGCTGGTGTTGTATTGGATGAGGCTGCGTTCATGGATCGTGACGTATGGGCTGAAGTTATAAGACCTGCGTTAGCTGATAAACAGGGTTGGGCTTTGTTTATTTCTACTCCTGATGGTACTGCGAGTTGGTTTTATGATATGTGGTGTTATTGTGGCGAGCAGGAGTGGGATGATTGGCAGAGGTGGAGTTTTACTACGATTGAAGGGGGTAATGTAAAGGCTGAAGAGGTAGAAGCGGCTAGAAGTCAATTAGATGCGAGAACATTTAGACAGGAATTTGAAGCCAGTTTTGAAAATCTTACTGGATTGGTTGCTATTAGTTTTGGCGATGAAAATATTGATAAGGAAGTAGCTGATTTACATATGCTTCCTTTGTTAATCGGTTTAGATTTTAACGTTGACCCGATGGCCGGGGTCTGTGCTGTAAAACATAATGATACACTATATGTCTTTGATGAGATTATGCTGACAGGAGGTGCTACAACTTGGGATTTTGCAGAAGAAGTTACGAGAAGGTATGGGGTGGAGAGAAGAGTTATTGCTTGTCCTGACCCCACGGGTAGTGCAAGAAAAACTAGTGGAATTGGTGTTACTGACCATACTATTCTCAGACGTAATGGTTTTACTGTTATGAGTCCTAAAGCACCCTGGAAGATCAGAGATAAGATTACTGCTGTTAATACTGCTTTATTTGATGCTGAAGGTACAAGAAGGACATTAATTCACCCTCGATGTAAAGAATTGATAAAAGCACTTAGGACTTTAACTTATGCTCCTAATACAGGTCTACCTAATAAAAATTTAGGAGTGGATCATGCTTTTGATGCTTTTGGGTATCTTTGTCTACAGCAATTCAATTTGGCAAAACCAGAGACATTAGGACAGACTTCGTTTAGAATTTATTAAGAGACTTTTTTCTTATGGCATATGGTTATGGTGGATCAATGAAATCCACAACAAAAAAGAAAAAGAAGAAGAAAGGAGGTAAAAAACGTGGCGAATGTACCTGTAAATAAAACTTTATACTCTAGAGTAAAGTCAGAAGCAAAACGTAAGTTTGCTGTCTATCCTTCTGCCTACGCTAATGCTTGGTTAGTTCGAGAGTATAAAAAGCGTGGCGGAACTTATAGAGTGGAGAAAAAACGTGCCACAAAAAAGAAAAAGTAGTACAAATCCTAGAGCCAAAGGTGGTTTAACACGTTGGTTTAAGGAAAATTGGGTTGATGTTAAAACTGGTAAACCTTGTGGTCGTTCAAAAGGTGAAGATAGAGCATATCCTGCCTGTAGACCTAAAAAACGTGTATCAAGTAAGACACCTAAGACTGTAGGGGAAATGACGAAAAGTGAGAAAGAAAGGTTTAAACGTGAAAAAACTGGTAAAAAGAAGATAACCTATCAACATAGGCGTAAAAAAACTACTAAGAAAAAGAAATGATTGAGATTACTGATGAAATGCTTGATGCTAAATTTAAAAACGGAACTGGAACAACAGAAGCAATAGTTTCTACAACTGGTTGGTCATTAGACATATCAAAAGATACTTTAGATGTGACTGCTCATGGAGCAACATCAAGAAGTTTTGTTGGCGGACTAATTTCTGGTTCTGGTTCTATTGATTTTTTATATACAGCAGCTAGTGGTGACGAAACAGCGAATTTACTTGCTGATGTTTTAACAGCAGAAGATCCAGCAGATGCACAGTTTGAATTATTCTTAGATACTTCTGGTACTAAAAAAGTAAGTTTTGCTGGAATTGTTCAAAATACAACTTTAAGTGCTCAAACAGGTGATCTTGAGACTGTAAGTGTAAGCTTTATTACTTCTGGTGCTATCACCAACGCTGCGTAATGCCTAAAGGATCTTATTCATCTAAGCAACGTAAACTTGCTGCTGTTGCTCCACCACGGGATAAGATTACTAGTGCTGACTTGAAAAAGTTAAATGCTAAAAAGAAAAAAAGGAAAAAGAAGTGAAACTTACTACCCGTCAAAAAAATAAACTAAAAGAACATTCTGAACACCATAGCGATAAGCACATGGAGTTTATGAAAAGGCGAATGAGAGCAGGAGATACTTTTACCCAAGCCCATAAAAAAGCACAGGCAAAGGTAGGAAAATAATGCCACGTAAAAAAGGAGTCAGTTTATCAGTTGGAAGAGGCGAAAAGTCTAAGAAAGGTGGACTAACTGCTAAAGGACGAAAAAAATATAATTCTGCTACTGGTAGTAACTTGAAAGCACCTGTTACTAAAAAGAAAAATTTAACACCTAAAGAAAAAGCAAGAAGAAAATCTTTTTGTGCAAGAATGAGTGGAATGGATGGGCCTTTGAAAGATAAAAAAGGCAGACCTACTAGAAAAGCGTTAGCCTTAAAACGATGGAGGTGTTGACATGACTTACGCATTACCAGGAAATATAAAAACAAGTATTACTGCCAGTTCTTATCTAGGTGGTAGTGACAGCCCTTTTACTAGAACCAGAGCAGTTTTAGATATGATAAAGGGATGGGAAATAATGAAAGCTGTTAGTGAAGGAACAGAATATTTAAGAGAAAATAGTGAAGCGTTTTTACCATTAGAACCAAGAGAAGACTATGATGCTTACCTTGCAAGAGTAAATAGAGCAGTATTTAGTCCTTTTACTCAAAGATTAATAAGAGCAGCTACAGGTTTAGTTCTTAGAAAACCAATAACTTTAACAGGAGATCCATATTGGACTGAGATGTTCAAGATGGATGTTGATGGTTGTAAATCAGATTTAGATGAATATGCAAGAAGATTATTAATGTGTTCTCTTACTTATGGTCAAAGTCATATTCTTGTTGATTATCCAGCACCTTCTGGTGCGTTAAGTCTTGCTGAAGAAAGACAGCAAAATCGCAGACCTTACTGGATTGAGATAAACCCTAATAATATTTATGGTTGGAGATTAGATAGAGAATCTAATTATGGAAATTTAATACAAGTAAGAATTGCAGAAAAAGCAGTATTAGCTGATGGTGAGTTTGGTGAGAAAATTTATGATCAGGTAAGAGTTATAGAACCAGGTCGTTATCGTTTATTTAGAAAAAAAGAAACAGTTGAAGATTTATATGAAGATGATAATGGTGCATATGCTGGAAATATGTCTAGTCCTGCTGGAGCAAAAG